TCGAAGTGGTGAATGGTTGATGTTGCAGATGGATGACTATGGGGATTGCATCGCTGGGGTTGTTGAGCGTTGCGGGGAGGAACCGATCATTTGTTATGACAAACAGAAGGTCCTGGTTAAGCTTCAAGGACAAGGCATGGATGAATTTGAAGCTGAAGAATATTTTATTTACAACCAGTTGGGCGCCTGGATGGGTGACGGCACGCCGTGCTTTATTAATCAGGGCTCTGACTGGATCGATTATTTCGTAGAACTAGAATCATAGAACTCAAACTCTGGAGAAATAGCAATGCTGAATATCGGGCGAAAAAGTTTATTTGATGGTTTTTTGCTGACAGGTCAGGTGCCAAAAATAAAGGTCCTGCTTTGTTTGCGAAATAAAAACGTGAGATTGTCAGTGCAAGGCCAGCGTTGCGGCGAAACGCATCCCAACGCCAGGCTGACTGACCATGATGTTGAACTGATGCGTCAGTTGCATGAGGGTGGGATGCAGTGTTCAAAAATCGCGCATAAATTTGATTGTGCGAGGACCACGGTTAGCGGCATTGTTAATTATCAGCATCGGGTTGCGATTCCAATGTCTTGGAAGAATACCTTGGGCTAATGTCTTCTCTGCGTAATTCAGCTAAAAACTGAACCAACTCTTTATATTCATCATCAGTCAGCCAAAATTCTTTGCGCTTCAACCCCAAGTTCGCTCTCCGTAATCGCAGAGCGGCCTGTTTTTCACTATTTGTTTGTGCCATTTTAATATCTTATTTGCCTAATTCCATCATTTTTGTTGTGCTGGCCAGATCATCTGGTGATAAAGCCAGCCAGTGTGAGGGTGGGTTAACCGTCGTTGCAGACAGTTGGTCCTGAACCGCCAACATAAAAAGCAGGGTTAATTTGGGCGGGATGGTGACGGACCTTAACACCTTAATTATTCGATGCTGGTCGAACACATGGATATCGATCACTAATCGATGTCTTGCATTGCTGATGTCGTGCAGATTCAAGCTTTCACTGGGTATTATCCTGGCGTCAAACGGCGCGTCGAAAGTAAAAGCCGGCCCTTGTTTACCAAAAAACTGGAACAACCACAGGATATTTCCACATTCAGACATAATCCCCCCCTCGATTTTCCCTTTCTTCAACGCCTTGATTTCATCCCCGCTCAGGTCAGGAATACAGAGTTGTAATACATTCGCGCCAGACGTCAAAAAATTGGCGGTCGCACCCGCACTGCCTGGGAAGGGAAATGGGTATTGGTCGCCTACTGCTATCGCTATTGGTTTTTCCATCTTAGTTCTCCTCGCCTGACCCTGCCCAAGCGCCGTCGTTATTTCTGAGAACCTCGACCACTTCGCCTAAATCGACCGCGTTTACCTCGTTGCCGCTTTCGTCAATATAATCCCAACCACTATAGTTATCGACAGAACCCGTAGCCATATTCATAAACATAACATGATGCACCATATACACCCCTTGTGAGCCTTTGGTTTCATGGTTCAATTTGCTGGCTATGGCTGATGCGCCGTCAAAAGTTTTCGAGCCGTCACCAGTTTCAATTACGGGCGCTTCAGGATTTGGGGCGACCCAGACTATTTTGTATCTGTTCATGTTAACTCTCCAGTTGATGATGGGGCCTTGCGGCCCCTTTGGGTTATTTATTTTCAACTATATACTCATACTCGCCGAATAACGCTGAGCTTACTAAGCTAGTTGTGATGGCCTCATCACTACCTGTGCGGCCATACTCTCTAGCCCGATCTATCTCATCGACTTCGTAACACCAATTGATATCAACAGCGTCAATTGACTCCACTTCGTCATATGTCAAAGCTTCCAGCTCTTCTTTACTGAAGCTGGCACAGTGTTTAACTAAATCGGCAATAGTTTCAGCGGATGGTTTGCGGTTATGTAATGGTTTCATATTGTCTCCCGGTTAATTTCGGACTCAGGATCATTATATAATAGTTATCGGTAACTAGTCAAGGACTGGCCACTTGCCCCCGTCGAGTTGTTTTTGATAACAGTGATAACCTAATTATCATGAAAGATAATATTGATGAAACACCCGCCAATGCCTAAACCAGGACGTCCAACGAAGTACAAACCCGAAATGTGTGGCACGGCCATTAAGTTGATGGCAGAGGGTGCGTCACATATTGAAGTGATGGCTGAATTGGCGATATGGGAAGATACTTTTTATCGATGGAAACGCGAGAAAAAAGAATTTTCGGAGGCCATAAAAAAGGGTGAGCAATTATCTGCGGCCTGGTGGGAAAGAAAAGGCCGGGTCAATCTTGAAAATAGTGAGTTCAGCTATACAGGCTGGTACATGAATATGAAAAACCGCCACGGATGGTCTGACAAAAAGGAAGTTAAGAACACGGGCGACATAACGATCAATGTCTCAACTGGTATCGACAGAGCGCCTGGCGATGATTAATGCCGTCGCGGTCAACACGGGATATGTGCCGCACAAATACCAGGCAGAGATTCATCAAAACATGCGTCGCTTTTCGGTCCTGGTGTGTCATCGCCGGTTCGGCAAAACGTACCTGGCTATCAATGCCCTGATTGACGCGATTCTGCGTTATCCCAAAAATGATGGCCGTTTTGGTTATGTCGCGCCCTATCTCAAACAAGCTAAACAAGTTGCGTGGGATTACCTAAAAAAGTTTTCATTGTTGATCCCCGGGACCCGGGCAAATGAATCCGACCTGAGTATCGATTTCCCTAATGGCGGACGTATTCGTCTGTATGGTTCCGATAATGGCGAGGCCATGCGTGGCTTGTATTTCGATGGGATCGTGATGGACGAGGTGGCTGACATGCGACCTGAAACCTGGCCGGAGATCATCAGGCCGGCTTTGGCTGACCGCAAAGGCTGGTGCTTGTTCATTGGCACGCCGAAAGGAATAAATCAATTTCACGACCTGTACCAGCACGCGATGACGGATGACACATGGTATGGCGGCATGTACCGGGCGGATGAAACGGATGTGATTGACATTGACGAGCTAAAAATGGCACGCACTGCAATGTCTGAAAACCAATACCGGCAGGAATTTTTGTGTGATTTCTCTGCATCGATCGACAATGCACTGATCACAATTGACAAAGTATCAGCAGCGGCGGCACGGACCGTCACCCAGGCAGACATCCAGGGCTCGGCTAAGATTTTAGGGGTCGATGTGGCCCGTTACGGGGATGATAGATCAGTCATTCTGCGCCGCGAGGGTTTAGTGACCTATGAGCCTGTAGTTTTTAACGACATTGACAACATGACCCTGGCTGGCATGGTTGCCCAGTCGATTGTTGACTGGAAGCCTGATGCGGTTTTCATCGATGCCGGGCGTGGAGAAGGCGTGATCGATCGATTGCGGCAACTAGGCTACTTCATAAACGAAGTCAACTTCGGGGGCAAGCCAAACAACGCGCACTACAGCAATAAGCGTGCGGAGATGTGGGATGGCATTCGCCAGTGGATCGACGATGGCGGCGACATCCCGAATAACAGCGCCTTGAAAACAGATTTATGCGTGCCGACATACAAGTTTGACGCGAATAATCGCATGCAACTTGAAAGCAAGGATGACATAAAAAAACGGGGATTAAGGTCGCCCGATATCGCAGATGCACTTGCGTTGACGTTTGCACACCCTGTCGCTCCAAAAAATCTAGGGCTACCAGGACACGGTAAGCATTGGCAGAGCAATGTTCGGCATGATTACGACCCCTTTAATAACTAACCAGAACCAACAGGAGAAATGTATGTGTTTTTTCAGCAGCGATAGCTCACCAAAGCCACCGCCACCGCCCCCCATTACAACGCCACCGCCACCGCCACCGCGTGTTCCTCAAAAACCCAATCCAGTCAAGGCTGGTGAGAACACGGCGCAATTATCGGCGGCAAATTCTCGAGGTCGTAGGGGAACCATATTAACGGGAGGCCGGGGTGATTTAAAACCCGCTGAAACGGACAAGAAGACGCTTTTAGGATATTAGAGGATAGAAGACATGTGCAAAGCAAAAGCACCCAAACGAAAGCCACCGCCACCGCCCCCCATTACAACGCCACCGCCACCGCCACCGCCACCGCCACCGCCTTCTATTCCGCCTACTCTTGCGGGTAAAAAAGATAAGACGGGGCAATCATCAGCGGCAAACGCGCGAGGGCGTGCAGCGACTCTCATAACAGGCCCTCGCGGAGATTTAACAGCCTCTCTGTCGGACAAGAAGACGCTTTTAGGAAGTTGATGATATGAAAGAAGGCATCCAAGGCAAATGCGATTGCTACCGAAAAAGATGGGCCGCTCTGAAAACTGAGCGATCTACTTTCTTTGGCCATTGGCAAGAGCTTTCAGAATACATCCTGCCACGGCGGGGCCGGTTTTTAGCGACAAAGGTCAACGATGGTAGCAAGAAGAATGGCAAGATTATCGATTCGACCGGGACTCTAGCTGTTAGAACTTTATCTGCCGGCATGATGAGTGGCATCACCTCGCCGGCCCGGCCCTGGTTTAGATTAGGGACCCATGACCCTGGCGTGATGGAGTCAGGCGCGGTTAAGGAGTGGGTGCATATCGTTGAACGACGGATGCAAGACATCTTTGCGCGCTCGAATCTGTACAACAGTTTGCAAACCGTGTATGAGGAGATGGGCGTTTTCGGCACTGGGGCGATCTTGATTGAAGAAGACCCGGAAACAGTAATCCGTGCCTACCCCTTTACGGTTGGTGAATATGCGTTGGCATTGTCGGATCGATTGGCCGCGAATACATTTTATCGTGAGTTTCAACTGACGGTTGCCCAGCTCGTCGAATGGTTCGGGCTGGAAAATTGCAGTGATGCAGTGAAGACACAGTTTAAGAACGGGCATTTCGATGCGTGGATTCAAGTGATTCACGCGATTGAGCCGAACATCAAGCGAGATATGAGCAAAGATGACAGCATGAATATGCCGTACATTTCTGTTTATTTCGAGAAGTCATCGGGTAATCAGTTTCTGTCTCACTCGGGGTTTGAGGAATTTCCAGTGATGGCCCCCCGGTGGCATGTCACGGGGGCTGATATTTACGGGCAATCCCCTGGCATGGATGTGCTAGGCGATGTCAAAGCCTTGCAGATAGAGCAGAAGCGTAAAGCGCAGGGCATCGATAAAATGGTGAACCCACCCATGCAAGCACCCCACTCGATGCGAGGCCAAACAGCCTCTGTGTTGCCCGGTGGCGTGACCTATGTCGATGCGGCCCAGGGTAACCTGGGTTTTCGTCCTGTCTATGAGGTTAACCCGAGACTGGGTGAGCTACAGCAAGATATCCAAGAGACGCAAGGGCGCATCCGTAACGGCTTTTATGCGGACCTATTCCAGATGATGACGATGTCTAGTCGCCGTCAAATCACAGCGCGTGAAGTGGAAGAGCGACACGAAGAGAAGTTGCTAATGCTAGGCCCGGTGCTTGAGCGACTGCATTCAGAATTGCTCGATCCTTTGATTGACCGGACCTTCAACATCATGGTGCGGAATGGCTTGACGCCACCACCGCCTGAAGAGTTGCAAGGGATGGACCTGAAAGTCGAATATATTTCTGTGATGGCCCAGGCTCAACGTGCCATTGGCACCAGTTCACTGGAGCGTATCAGTGCTTTTGTGGGCAATCTGGCGGCGGCTAAACCTGAAGTGCTGGACAAACTCGACACCGATCAATTGGTGGATCAGTATGCCGAGATGCTTGGCGTGCCACCAAAAGTGGTGATCCCCGATGGCGACGTCGAAGTGATTCGAGCGCAACGCGCCCAGGCACAGCAACAGCAAATGCAGATGGAGCAAATGCAACAAGCGGCTCAGGGGGCCAAGACGCTGTCTGAAGCCGACACGGGCAATGAGAGCGTCTTGTCATCGATCCTCGGTGGCATGGGGGGTCCTATGGGTCCGGCACAATAGGAGCGACGAGTTGTTATATAAAACTATGCAACACTGCACGCTATGAAAAAAGTAAATGCATCTGACGAACAAAGTGTCGCCCAGGCCCAAGCTAAAGATAAGCGTCAGCGTTCCAAAGAGATTGCTGATATCGACAAACTTTTAAACGAGGACTGGGGCCGGCGGATAGTCTGGCGCATCCTCGAAACATCAGGCATGCGACGCAGCAGCTATCAACAGGGGAGCAATTCAAACACCTTCTTTAATGAAGGCATGCGAAATGTGGGTCTGTGGCTACTGAGTGAAGCTGAAGAAGCTGACGACAAGAACGTCTTGCTTCCGATGATGGAAACTGAAAACAAACCGAAGAGGTAAAAAAATAATGGCTGAAGAATCACTGTTGTCACAAACTGAAAATGTTGATGCAAGTGTCGATCAGGAAGCTGTTTCTGATGTAGCTTCGCAAGAAGTTGCAGGGGAATCTGTTGCGACTGTGGACGAGGGAGTAAATAAGGGCGAAGGTGAGGCAGAGGCGGGTGCCCCTGAAACCTATGCCGATTTTTCACTCCCCGAAGGCTACAGTGTTGAAGATACTATGTTAATCGACTACCAGAGTTACGCCCAGGATAATAATTTATCCCAAGAGGCGGCTCAGGCCGGGGTTGATCTTGTGGTCAAGATGAAAACCGAAGAAGCCGAAGGCTATGTTCGTGAGCAACAAACGTGGGTAGAAAGCATCAAGGCTGATACAGAGCTGGGTGGTGATAAGTTCGACGCATCATTAGCGACGGCATTCAAAGCGCGTGATAAATACGCATCGCCAGAGTTGATTGATCTATTGAATACATCAGGACTGGGCAATCACCCTGAAGTTTTCCGCCTTTTTCACAATGTCGGAAAGTCGCTCAGTGAGGACCAACTGGTCACCGGTTCCGCCGGTAATCAAGCGCAATCGCATGAGAAAGTGCTTTATCCGAACATGAATTAAATTGATTTAATAAGTTTTTATGGAGAATAAATAATGGCAACATTATCAACGAACAATCCTACGTTAGCGGATATCGCAAAACGTACTGATCCCGAGGGCAGAGTAGATACAATTGTCGAATTGCTGTCTGAAACAAATGAAATATTAGAGGATATGACCTATCTGGAAGGCAACTTGCCAACCGGTCATAGGACAACTATCCGATCAGGACTACCGTCGTCCACCTGGCGTAAACTCAACTATGGCGTACAGCCTAGCAAATCAACTACGGTTCAAGTCACCGATTCGTGCGGGATGTTGGAAGCCTATGCTGAGGTCGATAAGGCGTTAGCTGATCTGAATGGCAATACCGGGGCTTTTCGCCTATCGGAAGATCGCGCCTTTTTAGAGTCGATGAACCAGACTATGGCTGAAACCATGTTTTATGGTGACACCGGGACTGACCCTGAAAAGTTTTTAGGGCTGGCCTCACGTTTTAGCAGCACAACTGCTGAAAATGGTGGCAACATCATTTCTGGTGGCGGCTCAGGCTCTGACAATGCGTCTATCTGGCTGGTTGTATGGGGGCCGAACACGGTGCATGGCATCTATCCAAAAGGCTCGATGGCGGGTTTGAAACATTCTGACTTGGGCGAATGGACCTTAGAAGACGCGGCTGGTGGCAAATACCAAGGCTATCGCACACATTATAAATGGGACATTGGCTTATCGATGCGTGATTGGCGCTATGTGGTGCGCATTCCGAACATCGATATCAGCAACTTGACCAGCGACAAGACCGGCAGTAGTGCTGACTTGACTGACTTGATGGTGCAAGCGATTGAGCGAGTACCTAATCTTGGTTTAGGTCGTGCGGTCTTTTACGGCAACAGAACGATTTCTTCATATCTGCGTCGTCAAATCAGCAACACAAACAATGTCCGGTTATCAATGGATGAAGTGGCGGGTAAACGTGTAATGACGTTTGACGGTATTCCATTCCGACGCAGTGACGCACTTTTAAATACAGAAGCTACAGTTAGCTAGGGGTAGAAAATGATTATTGATTTCAATCTGCAAATGTCAGATGCTCAAGCGGTGACATCAAGTGCCGCATCGACCAACATCATTGATTTGGGTGCGGACCGCGACATTGGTCCGGGTGAAGAGATGAAGCTGGTGTTCACCTGTGACACAACGCAAGCGGGTACATCACCCACAGTCACCTTTAAGCTGCAAACATCGGCAACAGCCGGTGGCAGTTATACGGACCTGGCGACGTCTCGCACTGTTGCCGCAATGACTTCGGGGCAAGCGGTCGTGATGGGTTTGCCAGATACAAATCTGCAATTCATTCGCGCTTATTTCACGATCGGCGGGTCCAGCATTACGGCGGGTGCTTTTAGCGCACAAATCGTCAAGGATGCTTCGCAGTGGCAAGCTTACAGCGACTTTGAATAATGAAAGTCCGCGCCACTAAACGGGGTTTTTATGGTGCGCTTCGAGAAGTGGGGTCGGTCTTCGAGATCGAACCCGCCGATCGGGGGTCTTGGATGGAAGTCGTTGATGTTCCCAAGCCCACGCCTAAACCCAATAAAAGAAAACCAAAAAAGATGAAGGTGTCTAATGGCGAGTGAAGTCAGTATTTGCAATTTGGCGCTGTCACACATTGGCGCCAATGCAACTATTTCCGCTTTGTCTGAACAGTCAGAAGAAGCGTTTCATTCTAATCTGCTGTATGCCGAGGCCCGTGATTCCGTGTTGCGCTCATTCCCTTGGGGATTCGCAAAACGGCACATTGCGTTAACTGATTCGGGGAGTCCGCCGGGCAATTGGCTGTATCGCTATGCCTATCCGAATGCCTGTCTGGTAGCTCAGGAGATATTGCAGACAGATGTAGCCAGCGATCCAATTAAGTATGAACTGGCATTGAGCGATGCCTTTAATTCGCGTGTCATCCTGACTAACCAGGAGAACGCAGTGCTGATTTACACGCATTCGGTCACGAACCCACAGGTTTTCGATCCCTTGTTTGTGCAACTGCTGTCGTGGAAATTAGCGGCTGACCTGGCAATGCCTTTAACCAGGGACTATAAAAGGATGGAAGCGGCTTATCAGATGTACACCAGCTTGACATCTGAAGCTAAAACTCTGGATGCCAACGAAAGCCAAATTACAGCCTCACGCGAGGCGGCGTGGATAACAGGGAGGGCGTAAATGCCAGTCAGCTACATTCAACCGTCTTTTACCGGAGGGGAGCTTTCGCCATCGTTGCACGCCAGGGTTGATCTTGCGAAATATGCGGTAGGACTGAAAACGTGTCGTAATTTTTTCGTGCTTTCCCACGGAGGCGTGAGCAATCGCTCAGGCACGAAATTCATTACTGAAGTCAAGGACTCATCGAAACAGGTCCGCCTAATTCCCTTTGAGTTTAATACCGAGCAGACCTACATCCTGGAGATGGGGAATCTGTATCTGCGTATCATCAAGGATGGTGGCCAGATAACGTCGGGGGGTTCGGTCGTTGAAGTTGCCACGCCTTATGTGGAGTCTGATTTGTTCGACCTTCAATTCACCCAGTCTGCCGATGTGATGACTATTTGTCACAGAAACCATGCGCCCCGAGAGTTGTCGAGGTCATCGCACACCTCATGGGCCTTAGCTACGATAACATTTGGAGCGGCCATTGCCGCGCCCACGGGGGTGAGTTCGAGCCGCCAAAATTACGGATCATCAGGCACAACAAAGACTTATACTTATGTTGTCACTGCTGTGGATTCAATTACCGAATCAGAATCTGTTCAGTCAGCCAAAACGTCTATCACAAATCGATCGCTGAGTACCACAATCACCAATACTGTGACCTGGTCAGCAGTCAGCGGCGCCAATGTTTATCATGTTTATAAAACCAAGGGGGGCGTTTTTGGCTTCATCGGGAGAGCTGACTCAACTACATTTGTTGATGACAACATTGGGCCGGATATTTCGCTGACGCCGCAGAAAAATCGCATATTATTTGACGCGGCGGGGAAATACCCTGCAATCGTCACCTATTTCCAGCAACGCTTAGTCCTCGGCCAAAGTGACAATGAGCCGCAAACGCTCTGGATGAGCCAGACCGGCGTGTATAAAAACTTCAACACTTCAACGCCCTTGCGTGATGATGATTCAGTCACTTTCACGATCGCCGCGAGAGAGGTCAATGAAGTTAGACATATGATGCCGTTGCAGTCGTTAATTGTATTGACGTCTGGCGGCGAGTGGCTTGTGAAGTCCAGTGTCGGTGATGCAATCACACCCACATCCATTAATTTAGAGCCTCAAGGCTATCGTGGCGCATCGACAGTGCCGCCGATATCCATTGGCAATACGGTCATTTATCTGCAATCCAAGGGCGCGATTGTCCGCGATTTAGCGTATGCATTGGATTCAGACAGCTACACTGGCAACGACCTAACAGTTCTGGCCAGCCATCTGTTTACCGGCAAGACAGTCGTAGACTGGGCGTTTTCTCAAGCGCCCTGGTCCATTATCTGGGCAGTGCTATCCGACGGCTCATTAGCCGCGCTGACCTATCTGCGTGAGCATGAAGTGTGGGGATGGTCACGGCACGATACCGATGGCACTTATGAATCAGTCAGCTCCGTGTCTGAAGGCACCGAAGATGCAGTTTATTTTGTCGTCAAAAGAACCATTAACGGCAACACTAAACGATATATTGAAAGACTAAACTCCCGGGTATTTACCACTGTGGAAGATTCGTTCTTTGTGGATAGCGGCCTGACGTTTGACGGCACGCACACCGGCTCTACCACGATGACGTTGTCGGGTGGCACAACCTGGGCGCACGGGGAATCAATCACCTTAACTGCCAGTGCGACGACATTTGTGTCGGGTGATGTGGGTAATGCGATTGTTTTGACTGTGGGAAATGAAACCTTGCGCTGCAACATCACCGCTTACACGAGCGCCACAGTAGTAACCATACAAGGCGCACGCGACATCCCGACAGCTTTTCGATCTATAGCGTTGGGCATCTGGTCCAAAGCCGTAGACACACTCTCCGGCCTGGGGCATCTGGAAGGCAAGACTGTTTCGATACTCGCAGACGCAAACGTCGAGGTTCAACAAATCGTCACATCTGGCACCATAACTATCACTCATCCTGCCAGTAAGATTCATGTTGGCCTAGCAATTCAGTCTGATTTTGAAACGCTGGAGATTGAGAACTCGAGAGGCACCATCCAAGGCAAACGAAAAACTATTTCGGCGGTGACGTTGCGGGTCGAGAACACCCGAGGCGGAAAGGTTGGTCCCTCGCTTGATCAGCTCACTGAATTTAAGCAACGCGCCTATGAGGCGTATGGGGAGCCCACTGAATTGAAAACAGGGGACATCCAGGTGACAATTCCATCGCGATGGAAAACCAATGGGGCCCTGGCTTTTAGGCAAGACGATCCCTTGCCAGTCACTATTCTGGCAACTATCCCGGAGATTGAGGTTGGAAAATAAGATAATCGTTGAAATTCGTGAAGTAAGGCCCGAGGACATTGTCACGTTAGCAAAGAACCTCCGGCGCAGTGATCGAATCGAAATTCGAGCGTGTACCTTAAAAGGCGCCTCGATCAAAGAAATTATTAGCGACTCTGTGGGGTATTCAACGTACTCCCGTGCGGGATTTGTTGATGGTGAATTAGCCTGTTTATGGGGGACAGGGCCGGTGTCGGTCATGGGGGGCGTTGGCATGCCCTGGTTTCTCGCAACAAACCTCGTCGAGCAATACCCGATGGTTTTTTTGCGACGATGCAAATCGGTTTTAGCAGAAATGAAAGGTCCGTACACGACCTTAGAAAACTGGGTGTATGCCAAAAACACCGGGGCTATACATTGGCTCAAATGGTTAGGGTTTACATTCGATGAGCCAAAGCCGTGGGGGCCCAGGGGAAAGAAATTCCAGCGTTTTTATATGGGAGATAAATAATATGTGCATTTTAGCGTTGGCCAGTGTTGCGTTGTCTTACTACGGACAAATTCAAGCGGGAAAAGCTCAGAAACGGCAAGCCGATTACCAGGCCCAAGTCGCCACGAATAACGCGAAGATCGCTGAGTTTCAGGCTCAAGATGCCCTGGACCGAGGGCGTGTCAGAGAAGAACAATACCGCCAAAAAGTATCGCAATTGAAAGGGCAACAACGAGCGGCGTTTGCAGCCTCGGGGGTTGAAGTAGATCGAGGCTCAGCCCTCGGGACGTTGAGTGATACCGCGTATTTTGGCGAACTGGATGCTCTGACGATCCGCTCTAACGCGGAGCGAGAGGCATATTCCAATCGTGTGAGAGCGTCTAATTTTAAAGCCGAATCAACCTTGCTAACATTTTCCGGGAAGGATGCCCTTAGAGCCTCTAAGATAAATGCTTTCAGTGGGGCGTTTACCCAACTAGCGGGGTTTTCAAATCAAAGCGCCACCCAACAAGTCTAAAAAATTCAATGTGAGGGCCTAAAATGCCGAAAGTTCCAACTTACCAGCTCGGCCAAATTCAAAGCCAACCAGTAAATGCTGCGCAAAATATCAGCGCGCCGGCAGGTGCCTTTGGCGCCCGGACTGCGGCAGCTTTGATTGGTGCCGGCCAGGATTTGAATAAAGTCGCGACAGACAATATTAAGCTTCAGGGTCTGTTGCAGGACAGACATGACAAAGCTGTTTTGCGAGAAGCTGACAACAACGGCCAGGAGTTCTTGCGGGAACTACTAACACTGGACTTTTTCCAAAGCAAAGGACGCAATGCATTAGACAGGCAAGAAGAAGTCGAAGACAAAATCAATAGTTACTATAAAGGTATTGGGGAGAATTTACCGCAGCGCATCCAAGGTTCCTTTAGCGACACCTCCTCGGTTCGGGTTAATAACGCTCTAAATAAAGTCTCGAGCTATGCCATGAGTGAATTTGTTTCCTGGGAAAACGAGACATCTGATGCCCGTGTCTCATTGTTTGTGAACCAGGCGGCTGACAATGCGGGTGACCTGGGGCAGATCGCCATTGCGTTGGGCGCCGGCGCGAAAGAAATAAAAGAAATGGCGGCCCGAGGCGGCTGGAGTTCGGACCAGTTAGAACTGAAGACCAAAGAGTTTACGTCTGAGGCACACAAAGCGGTCATCGAACGCTTCTTATCCAGTGATCAGCCATCCAGGGCCGAGCTTTATTACAAGAGCTTGCCGAAAGAGGCAATTTTAGGCACCGTCAAAGATGATCTTGAAAACGCGATGCTCAAGAACGGGGTCAAGAAACGATCGCAACGGGCGGCTGATACCATTATGAACGAAGGGCTACCCCAGACGGAAGCGATGAAGAAAGCCCGGCAGACTCAGTCGGGGCCTTTGCGTGAGGCAGTGGTTGCCCTGGTGAAGTCGCGTTACACCGAAAACGATACTATTAGGTCGCGATACAAAAGGGATCAAGTGGATGCAGCCTGGAAATTCATAGTCAGCGGGAAACCAGTGACTGAATTAACGGCACAACAAACCGCTTCATTAACCGGTCCGCAATTGAGCGCCATGATGAATTATGCACAGCTTAAATTAGAAGGCCAAGAGCCGGCTCAGAATAAGCAAATGTGGGCTGAGTTTAATGCGCTTTATTACAAGGCCGCAGACGGGGATAAAGAAGCCCGGGATAAGATTTTGGGTATGGAAATGTATTCAGAGTTTGTCAACCATTTTGATAATACCCATTTTGATGAAGCGATCAGGATGCAAGGGACGTTGGTGGTCGGTAAAGGCCCTGCATCGGGTGACTCGACGAAGACCGTGAACCGCATTCTCAGTAATAAATCGGCAATTGATCAATCCCTTAAAGTTTTGTTCAGTAAAAAAACAACCGCTAAATTTAACAGCAGCCAGATTGCCTTTCAATCGTGGATGTATAGCGAGGTGGGGCGTCGGGTTGATGCTTACGCCAAGGAGCAAGACATTAAGACGGTGCCGGATGAGGTGCGCAACAAAATCATCTACAACCTGACCTCCTCCTGGACCAAAGAAAACAGGTTCATAGATGACACATACAATCTAAAACACATCCCTCGAGAGGATCGTGATTATATTATTCAGAGAAGACAGAGCCAAGGTTTAGACATTGATTCGAGCAGCGTCATCCAAGATTGGCTGATAGCAACAGGGGAACTATAGCATGGCATTTACGGAAGAAGAATTGCAACGTCTGGATCAACACTGGTCGGACCAGGGGAATACCAGCGCCAACGCTAGTGTATTGAAGGGTCAGGGCACGACGCCTCAACAATACAACGCCGACAAGAAGATGTCGGAAGAATCTCAAGTCCCTATGTCGATGGTGCCCGATGTCCGGGAAGACATTGCCCGGGACAGGGACATCCAGAAGGTTCAGTCCTTGAAGGCCACAGCGCCATCGACATTCAAACAGATTGGCAATAGCGAACACGCGTGGCCACAGATGCAGGATGATTTAGATAACGTCGCGAACTTTGAAAATGTGCTGACTGAGTTCTCCAACGGCAACCTGACCAGGGCTATTGGTACGGCGGCAGATTTGGGCCTGACAAGCTTTGAAGAGGGTGTCGATTTCATTGGCACTCAGGTGGGTGAAGGGGTGGCAGAGTTAGGCGAGAGCTATCAGCATGGCGCTGATCTGCATGAAATGGCCTTGTTGTGGAACGAAAAATCGCTCAGAAATGAGCTAAACCCCGCAAAGCAAGCGCGCCTGGATTATCTGGTTGAAGCATCTAAACATGTACAGCCGAAGGAAGGGTTCAATCCCTTTGACCAAGCGGCTGAGTTGATAGGTCAGATGGAACAGGGCATGCTCGCCGGTCTGGATCGCGGCTCCAAAACAGGTGTATTGGTGGGCACTGCCGCCGCATTTGGCGGACCTTTTACGTCTGCGGCGGCATTTGTCCCAGGATTTTCAATCGGGTTTTTAACCGCAGTGACTGAAGATGCGTTTAAAGTGGAGCAAGGGCTTTCCTATCAAGAAACGATGGAGGCCACAGACAATCATGATTTAGCAGTGAATGTCAGTGTGGTGGTCGGTATTTTAAATGCTGGCCTCGAGGTCGCGGGACTTAAATTTGTCTCGGCCCCGGTTAAAAAAGCCGTGAACAAAATGCTAACCCAGGGCGTGACACAAACGCTCAAGCAAACCAACATGAAGAATTTGCTCAAAGGCACTGCGACTGTTTACGGCACAGCCATTGTGGGTGAAACTGGCACGGAAATGCTCCAGGAAATCATCAATTTTGCAGGGACTGAAATTGCCAAATCGATTGATCCTGAGATACATAAAACAGGTACGATCGGTGAATTGACAGACCGCGTCATGGAGGTTGGCTGGAAAGTTGCCCAGGCAATGTCAGTGTTGAGCGTGCCTGGCGCCGGTGTTCATTACGTCAGCGGTCGTGGCCAGGTAGCCCAATCTGAAAACAGCGCAGAGTTATTTGAGCGTGTGCGCGAAGCGTCGGAAAACATTGAAACCCTGGACACGGCACCCGACGAAATTAAAAGCATTATTCGTGATATTGTCGAGAAAGGTGATGTGGATGGCATTTATGTCGAGGCCGATCGCTTTATGCAATATTTCCAATCCGTGGGGATTGATCCATTAGCGGAAGAGAACAAAGCAATTTTTGAGTCACTGGGTGTGGCTGACCAACTTGAGGAAGCCTCAAGCCGCAATGGTGACATTGTCATCCCGCTTGATAACTACATCAAGGATATCGTGCGGACCGAGCATCACAGTGGCCTGTCCCCCGACTTGCGTTTTCATTCAGGCGACTGGTCAGCAACGGAATCAAAGACCTGGCAAGAAAATAACCCGGAATTGATCCAGGACCTTCAGACCGAGTATGACGCGATGTTGTCGCAGCTTGAAGAGACGCAAAAAGGCGATGAACTGTTTGAGTCAATCTATCAACAATTAGTCAATACCGGCATGGATGTGTCGTCAGCGGCCAAAAGTGCGTCACTGCATCGTGCCTTTGCTAAAACGATGGAGGCTCGTTTCGGCATCAGTCAAGAACAGACTTTGTCTGCGCGTGGCGTAAACATTCAGCGAGTGATGCCGGGTCCGCCGATCGAAAAAACACCCGCAGCGATTAGGATTTTAGCGGAACAGTTAACCAGCCCAGCGCCGATCAAGACCGAATCGCAACTCAAAGGTTCGTCACTCATGAGCTTTCTTGCCTCTAAGGGGGGCTTGCAGGATGTAGGCGGCGAACTGGCAGCCAGGAACGCAGAGCTTTGGCACCAGGGTAAACCGGGCCAGGCCAAATTCATCAAAGATACCGGGATGACCCTGGAAGCAGCGGCGCTAATAGCCCGTGAGCAAGGGTATTTGTTGGGTCTGGCGGATGATGAAGTGTTTGGCGCTAGTGACTCTGTGGGACAAACAGCACTGCTAGAAGCGATTGACAAAGAGTTGGCGGGTGATCCTGTTTTTGCAGAACAAAACATTGATCGTGAGGCCATAGATTTATTAGACCAGCGCGAACAGTTAGTTGATTTTTTGGCACAAAAAGGCATTCATGTCGATCAGGCATCACGCCAAGAGGTCGAGCAAGCCCTGGCTGAAGCGGTCTTTTCTGATCAAGCGGACCTGGCGGATGATGCCTATTTGCAAAGGGGCCATCTAAATACGCCCGAAGAAAAAAGGGATTGGGTGGTTTCTCAGATATCCGGTGAATCCAAGTTAAGACAGGTCGAGAATAAGGAACTAGAACCAGTTGATGGTCTTGGAGAGTGGGAAACATTAAAGAATGAGGATTGGGTGTTTTCCGTTGATGACTCTTATTCAGGATCATCTTATATTACTCTGCATAAGATCACTAAGTGGGATGATGTGTATGGGCCAACGGCATGGGATGATGTGTCGATAAGATTTGCTGACCATGTTCTGCCTAGCAATTATAGTTTTGGCAGAACGGTATTGGACTTTTCAGAAGACTTTTACGTTGAATCATCTATGGGGAAAACTCCAGAGGATGCGCTTAAATATATTAGCAAAAAAGTGGGGCGTACTTTTGGCCTTACGAATGGTTACTATCAAACGAAACCCGCCGATTATGACCAGCTTAGCGGTGACGACAAGGTCGCGATTGATGAATTTATTGATCGCATGGATGACCCGGAAGCGGTGCGTCAGCGATTGCGAGAACATGCAGGAACACCGTGGGCCAGACAGGCGATGGATGGGGCTAAAACCCGCATGGCAATGGAGATGTTGCTGCGCGGAGAAGAGCCTAGTTTCATCTCAACATTAACGGCGCCGTCGGCTGCGAATTTATATAACGCGATTAAACAGCATGGAGAAGAAGGGGCCTGGAATTATTTGATGGCAACTGGTCTAATAGGCCATCCGTCGAAACCTGAAAACGCGGTTAACTCCAGTTTTTTGAATTGTATTCCCTCCAAGAATTGCGCGGCTTTTTGTTATGCCGCCAAAGGTCGGAACTATCCAGCGAATGTCAATAAAGCAGAGTTGGTTACCTGGGCGGTTGAGCGGGACCCGGTTCGGGCCGCGAAGATGGTTGCCAGCAGTTACAAGGCGATGGCCGAATATGAGGCCAACAAAGCCCTGCGGCTATTTGACAAAGGCGATGGCGACATGAAGTGGCTACCGTTTATTGCTGAGTTAAACCGGCAAAAAGTACGCGCCCATGTCTTCACTAAAAATGTGGAGTTTTTGCGTGCGATACCTGACTACAATTTGCGCCTACTGTCTGTTGATCGATCTAATCTTGAGATGGCAGAGGCGAATAAAGACCTACCGGTTGCGTTCGTTTACGAGGGCGAACAGGACGTCGCCTGGTTAAACGCACATCAAGATCAAGTGCAGGTGATCCTGCCGGTCAAACAAGGGGCAAATTATCTACCGGAATCCGATTTAAAGGCGCTGCCTAAATGGGCACGCAAATATACCTGCCCGATTGATGACGGGCGCGTGTCCATCGACAACTGGAATTGCACTCGCTGTGATAAAGCGGGCGGGGTCGGTTGCTATCATGCTCAAACCACAGCCCAGGCTGACATTACTCAACAATCCCTGGCCACCGCAATGGCCCAGGATGATTTTCCACTCACATTACAGGAGGTGCTAAATGCCGTCTCAGGACTCGACATCAACCAACAGGAAATTGTATTTGAGAAACTGGCTCTACAGCTATCTGCGGCACGCGCCGATGTTGACGAAGGCGCAGAAGGCATCGTCGATCAAGGGACTCAAAGCCCAGATGACAGCGATGGATCAAGCGGAAGCGATGATAAAACCTTCTTCCAATCCGAAACCACAACCCAAGCCCAGCGAAACGGGATAGGGCTATATTCCCATATCGAATTGGGTGTATTGGCGCTCAATAAAAAAGAGTGGCGTGATGGAGCCGCCGCCAGTGGCAAACAAATTTTACAATGGATTAATAAAATTCAAGGGGTCAAGGGGGCAGAGTTAGATGCCTTGGGTCTGGATGAGTTCCTAAGCAGGACCGTCGATGGCAAAGCAGTTCGGCTAACGCGGGACGACGTTGCCGCCTATATCCGCAGTAATGGTTTGATCATGAAACTGTCTACCGCTGTGGCCGATAAGGTCGGAGTGCGTAAAAAAATGCTGGAAGCCTATGGTTTGGACTGGGGTATGGCGGTTGATGTGCCGGCGACGGACCCGGCAATCCAGGAAATGATTGAAGCAGATGTTGACTATGACATAAACATCTTCATGGAGCGGGTTCATGTAGGCGCCAGCATGGGCCTCTTAGGGTCATCTGGTAACAGCGTACATATTCGTCAATTTATTAAAGATTGGATTTTGACGCGATCGAGTGGCATAGCGACGTTAGCCGACAACCGGGCCCTGGGCCGCATGGTCCGCAATGCCTACAGCCCCACATCATCCGTCCCTTCCTTGGGCTTGCAGTCCACGACGCCTGGAGAATTTACCAGTCCTGCTGTGGACTGGGTGGGGCTGGCCGATGAAGATGTGATTCGTTTTGTCCTGGGCAATAACCATGACCGCATGTTGTTAGCCGAGAAGCTGGGCATGCCGGATGCACTGCTGGAAGCGGCCAATAAAGATTTGCCGATGAGAGACATGGGGATGGACCATGTTTTTAAATCGATGGTGGGGTTTTCTGAAGACCAGGCGACCGAGTTTATCGACATGATTTATGACGATATCAACACTGAGCTTCACCAAGTGGCGATTGACGCGTATCAATCAACGCCGCACCGGGTATGGAGTGATGCCAGCAATCAAGTTAAACATCAAATTAAAAGAGTCGGAGATAGTAGCAATAATTTTTATTTGATATATAACAGTGAAGGCATTGCAATGGAGGGGGTATACGAATCGATTGCTGACGCCCAACTGGGCGTGATTGAAAATGCAATCGAGTTCGGACAACTGGAAGACAAAGGCGATTTTAATGCCGGGACCTTTTGGTCGCAGTACGCGACGTCGGATGATGTCATGGGTGTCGCCAGCAATTACCGCGAAATGAAAATTGTGTTGCCGCAGTTCAGCCCTGAATTTCGAGCGTCTGCCCATAATTTTAAAGAAAGAAATATCCTGTTTTTCATGCGCGTTTGGGATCGTATCATTGATACCGGTGAAATCGAAACTCAGGTTAAAGATTTACCGAAAGAAGTGCCAGGCGACTTTAAAAGCACCTACGTAGTAGATGGTGACTGGACCCTGTTGGGTTCAGTTGATGATATCAATCTTAAAATTGACGAACTGTTTGAGCGCAGACAGGACAACTCAGAGGCGCTGGCTGACCTGATAGCGGAAAAGCCGGAGCTTATTTCGCAATTAATGGTTCAGCGCGACAAATATCAAGCAATCACGAGTGAGAGGGATGCGTTAGGCAAGCTGAATACCGAGGAATATCTGAAGACATATCGAGAGAAGCGTGACTCGCTGAGTGTGGATGAGTTGGCGCGTTGGGTCGAATCCCCAGAAGCGGCTGAAATAATGCCATCGGTCGATCAATATAAAGAATGGTCCCAGAAACAGGTTACGATTAAACAAATGATCGACCAAATTGCTCAGAAAATAGAGCGTAATAATGATGAAGTGAAGGCGCGGGAAGAAGCGCATGCTGGTTTCCATAAAAGACAACCAGAGCTGGCGCAAGCGTTGAAAGATTTTCAGTTGGAGTATGAAGGCACACGCCCGATTCCTGACTTTTATTTTGATGAGAGAATTAACGAGACGTATGGGGACTTAAAACAAAAATTGGCGAGTAAACGCCGTCGATTGATCGGTTATCAGACGGCAAGAGACAGGATTACAAACGAGGCGATTGACCTGGCTGACGTCAATCGCGATTTGATCATGAGCATCGACCTGTCAGGCATTGACTTAAATGACGAATTTACGTTTAAACGCAATGCGCTGGCCGAATACATTGAGATGGAAGGCAGTCGCCGAAATATGCTTGAAAAAGTCTTGGCCGGGACGATGGCCGTGGATCAGAAGAGCATGTCGGGCATAACGATGGTCACCCAACAAGAAGTGGATATTTACGAGGCGGTTAAAGAATTTGCATACAGCCCAGATGCGCAAGCATTTTACACTGAATTAAAGGCGCATTTAAGATCAGCAAACGCAGAGGACGCCAAGGCAATCAGCATGGCAAAGCGCATCGAGTCCCATGAAAAAGACCTCATGGACACTGAAAAATCCTGGGCCGACAGAATGGCCGCGCACAAAAAGCCGATTTACAAAAAAGGCAAAGCCTATAACCTGGACGAATTTCAGTCGGATTGGCACACCGCCGGCAAAAAACAAGGGTATCAGCCGGAAGGGTTTACGGAAGCCGGAGCGCAGGAACAAATAAACCAGGCTTTGTTCGCATCTCATCATGCCGCCAAAGCGTGGCGTGCAGCCCTGGATGATCAGGGCCAACTGAGCGTCGATAGCCCGGTTTTTCGTGTGCTGCATAAGCAGTTTGATTTATCCTTGGCCCGTGATATCACACCTGGACATAAACTTGATGATGACAGTAACTTCCATGACCTGGTGCAGTCCATTAATCCGGGCGTCGCGTATGAGAAAAATGTAGCGGATATATTTAATGCCGCCCTACAGGCAGAAGCGGGATGGGATGTCGCGTTCAATCGTAGACTAAACTCACATGAATCCGTAATGGATCAGACTGTCGGGCTGGGCGATTTCGTGGGCGCCGCAATCGACAAGATGATGACGATCTTACAATTTGAAATTGACGAAGACCGATTCGTTTCTGCGTTTCAAGAAATTGCCCGTGACGGCCCTTTTGAGTCCAAGGCGGTGGAGTTAGTGGAGATGTGGTCTAGCGTATCTTCAGTTACCCTGGAAATAAGCGAGATTAAGGCCATTAAATTATGGGCCCAAACAGTGAAGCCAGGATGGGATGATAAGGGTAAATTTCATGGTGTCTATGACACAGCGATGGTGTCGGTGGATGTCCCGCTAAGTGACATGGTGGCGTTGTTTAAAGGCCCGTTACGGGGGGATGCCCACGTTGAGACGATATTCAGGCAACTCGCCCAGAAACGATTGAGTCAGAGATCGATAGATGAAGCTGACAACCAGATCGCGAACATCCCCTTTAAAGATGATGCTTGGGTCACGCTCGCCGCCAAGCGCGCCATCATAGATGCAATTGAGGGCGGATATGATTACGTCACCTGGCCTGACGCTAATACCCTTGTGGACCGCTGGAGCGAATCGGGCCGGGGCTTATATACCATGCTATACGACGAAAAAATGCCCGGCGCTGTCAAGAAATTGTTGACGTCAAAAATTGATCATATCAGCAGTGATGTGGGCAGCGAAAACTTTTATGACAGCACTGAGCCTCAAGGTTATTTTCGGGTCAAAATTACTGACAAGGACCGGGAAAAACACCAGCACGGCATGCCAATCTATCAGGGCAAGTCCGACGCGCATCAAGGTTCGATTCAGTTCAAAGAAGACGAAACCGTAATCTCGTTATTTGAGTCATCGAATCTATCGACGTTTTTGCATGAGTCCGGGCATTTCTTCTTAGAATCGCTCGGCGAAATGGCTGAAGCAGATAACGCACACCCTGAGCTAGTTCAAGAGTACGGATCAATTCTAAAATTCCTGGGCGTCGAAAGCCGCCAGGCGATTACCCGCGATCATCATGAGAAATTCGCCAGGGCATTTGAAGCCTACTTGTTTGAAGGCAAGTCACCCTCGGTGGAATTACAATCTGCATTTCAATCCTTCAAATCATGGTTGTTAGATATTTACAAAAAAATCATGAATCTTGATGTCGAGTTGAACGATGAGATTCGCCAGGTGTTCGATCGGATGTTAGCCACTGACGAAGAAATTGCAGCGGCTGAAGAGGTTAACAACTATAAGCCGGCCTTTACGACGCCAGAGCAAGCGGGGATGAGCCAGGAAGCGTTTAACACCTACATTCAAAGTGCGGACAAATACAGGCAAGCTGCGACTGATGAACTGGAGCGAGTCAAGTTAAAGGACATCCGGCGCCAAAAAGAAACAGAGTGGAAAGACAACAAGAAGATTGTGCATACTCGAATTGAAAAAGAAATTAATCAACTCAAAGTATTTCAAGCGACTTATTTTCTAACCCACGGCGAAGCACTTGATGGTACGTTACCGCCGGGGCTTACCGCTATGAAGCTGGACCGCGATGCATTGATCCAGATGAACGGCGGCGCAGAGGTTTTACGCCTGTTGCCAGGGCGCGGCCGCTTTCTGACGTATGCGCGCCAGGGCGGCGTTCACCCGGATGCTATCGCGACTTTGTTTGGGTACGAAACCGGTCAGGATATGATTGACGATATCATTGAAACGCATCAACCCCGGGATGGCGAAACAAAACTTTATAGCCGCAAGCAACGCATCCAGGATGTCACTGAGCAAGAAATGCGGAAACAATTCGGTGATGTGTATATGGATGGCCGGGTTGAAGAACTGGCCAAGGACGCGCTACACAACGATCAACGCGGCAACTTTTTAGCGACTGAACTAAGGGCGCTCTCTCGTCGTGTGGGTCAGCCAGGAACACCCGCTAACATTGCCCGGGCCATTGCACAAAAAACGATCGGTGACCTGAAAACCTCCCAAATTCGACCGGGATCATATCACCTGGCAGAGGTGAGGTCGGCCAAGGCGGCAGAGCGCGCCATCTTACTGGAAGACTGGGACGAGGCATCAATCCAAAAACGCCATCAATTGGTCAATCATTATCTTTTCCGTGAAGCGCGTGATGCCCAGGCAGAAGTCGAAAAGATCGTCGATAGGCTGAAACGCTTTGATCGCCCAGGCACCCGACGCAACATCTCCCGGGGGTTTTTAGAGCAGATCGACAAGCTTTTAGAACGCTTTGATTTGAAACGAAGCGTGTCCTTGAAGGCTCTGGAACGGCGCCAGGCATTTGGCGAATGGGTAGCTGAACGGCAAGCCGAAGGCCAGGAAGTGATCATCACACCACAACTCCAGGCACTGTTGGAAGTGGCCGGTAAAACCCACTATAAATCGATGCGACTGGATGACCTTCGGGCACTAGACGACACCATTAAAAACATAGCTCACCTGGCACGACTCAAGCAAAAACTGATTAACAACTACGAAAAACGACAGTATGAAAGTGTGATCGCTGACATGGTAAGTTTTGCACAGGACAATCATACCTGGAAAGAGCATCCGGTGGATTACATGGAAAGCAAGATTAAGAAGTTCATGCAAGGCAGTGCTGAATTTCTGGCAGAACATCGCAAGCTCGAGTTTATTTTCCGCCGGATGGATGCGGAACAGATTGAAGGCCCATTCTGGCACTATCTGTTTAAGCCTATTGCTGACGCTGAAAACCTGGAGTCCGAGATGCAAGAGGTTTCAGTGCTTAAATTGAAAGAAATTTTTGACATTTATACGCGGAAGGAACGTCTCGCGTTTGGCAATAAAATCAAAACCAACCTGGGCAATATGCCCAAGCAGAAGATTTTAGCCATTGCGCTGAACTGGGGCAACGAGGGCAACAGGGAGGCAGTGATGCGCGGCGAAAATTGGATGCCTTCACAGGTGGATCAAATGTTCGATGCGCACATGACCGAAAAAGACTGGCAGTTTGTCCAGGCAGCTTGGGACCATATCGATTCTTTTTGGCCTCAGATTGCTGAGTTGGAATTTCAACTGACCGGTGTTCGTCCGAAAAAAGTGGACCGTGCAACGATTCAAACCCGCTTTGGCGAGATCGAAGGCGGCTACTACCCGCTAAAATCAGACCCTACCCGCAATGAAAGAGCCTTTAAGCATGCGGAAGCTGAAGCGACTAAAGACCTGTTTGAAACGAATTGGTTGCGACCGGCGACGAAACATGGCCACACCATTGAGCGTCAAGGGTTTGGCGGACAACCGGTGCTTTTAGATATCAGTGTTATTTCTCAACACATCAACAATGTCATTCATGATTTGTCGCATCGCACTGCCATTATCCAAGTCGATCGATTGACCCAGGACAAGCGAGTGCAGGAAGCCATCATTGCAGTGACGGGTCGAGCCACTTATCGTCAGATCAGACCTTGGCTACAAGGGATCGCTTCGGACCTGGCTCCGCTGGATAGTCAGTTGGAAAAAGCAGTCGGGCATTTCAGACAGGGCGCTACCATTGTTTACATGGGTTGGAAGATGACCACAGGTATGGTCCAGCCGCTAGGCTATTTGCAGACCATTGATATGATCGGTGAGAAGTATGCGATGAAGGGCCTGGCCAGTTTTTACAACCCCGTGCGACTGAAAGAAAAATTAGCGTTTGTCATGGAGAACTCCATTGCCATGCGCAACCGTCAAAAGACATTTGATCGCGATGTGCGCGATACGCTCAAGCGCCTGACTGGCGATACCCTGGAAGCGCGAATGGCGAAGACCTATTTCTTCCATATCGGATTTTTAGACATGGCGGTCGCGATGCCAAGCTGGCTCGGGGCTTATGAAAAAGCCATGCAAGCCGAGGGATTGAATCATGAAGCCGCTGTGGCGTATGCGGACTCCATAGTGCGTACTTCTCAGGCGGGTGGTGGTGTCAAAGACCTGGCGAAGATTCAGCGCGGCGGAGAGCTAAAGCGAATGTTCATCATGTTTTACAGCTATTTCTCAGCCCTTTATAACTTGATTGAGCGTCGCGCTGTGATGACAAAGACGGGCGTGTCAGGCCCCGGCAAAGCCATCACTTCGCTGATGTACCTGGTTGTTTTGCCGGCATTGCTGGGCGAATTGATTGTGGGCCGGGGCCCTGATGAGGATGATGAGGACGAAGAAAAAGCGGCGTGGGCGGCAAAAACCATCATGGCCTATCCGTTTATGTCGGTTGTCGGTGTGCGCGACATCGCGCAAGCAGTTGCTGGGGATTTTGGATATGGCATGAGTCCGGTACCACAGGCTGTCGAGCAGTCAATTCAGGGGTTTACCGCGATTGATGACCTGTTTGATGAGGATGAAGAGTTTACTAAGTGGGACTTGAAAAACATGTCTATGTGGGGCGGATATATGTTTCATCTGCCTGTCAGTCAACTGTGGATATCGGGCGAAGAGCTTTATGACACGTTTGAAGAAGGCAATGATTTTTCGATGTGGGAGTTTTTGGTTCGACGCGATCCCGACGAATAGTTTGAAAAAACAATGATTTAATATAAACAGGAAAAAAGCGAGGCATCAATGACAATCTCTTCCACGACCAGCAAAGACCAGCACAACGGAAATGGCTCGGCAACGTCGTTTAATTATACTTTTAAAATCCAGGACCAAGCTCACCTGGAGGTGACCAAAACCAACACTGCCGGCGCAGATACGGTTCTCACCATTACAACGGATTATACGGTCACGGGTGTTGATAATGATTCTGGCGGGTCCATCACCTATCCGGTGTTAGGTGCTGCCCTGGCGTCTGGAGAAAAGCTGACTATTCGGCGCATGATGGATTTTCTCCAAACCACGGACCTTCAAAATCAGGGCGGTTTCTTTGCAGAAGTGCATGAAGACGTTTTTGATCGCCAAACAATCTATGCGCTTCAGAGCCAAGAGGAACTGGACCGATCCATCAAAGCGCCCGTAACCGATTCCGCTGTCGATATGACCTTGCCAATAAAGGCGGATCGATTGGGGACTGTCCTAGCTTTTAATGTCACCACAGGTGCGCCTGAAGCGGGGCCAACAATTGCCAACGCGAATACTGTCGCCGGCATTTCTGCGGACATTTCAACGGTAGCCGGGATTTCAAGTGTTGTCACCGCAGTCGCAGCAGATGCAACGGACATCGGGTTGGTGGCCGGTAAAGCAGCGCAGATAGGATTGCTCGGAACCACGGAT